GTTCGTCACGAGATTGAAGTATCGATCGAAGGGGTACAAGCGGTGAGCGCCCGTAGGCGTATGTCTTCCGCCGAGCAGGGTCACATTCGGGGCATTCACCTTGCAGAACCGCAGCATGCCCAGGAATAGCGTCTGAACCGCCATGGGCTTCGTAGTGGCTACGATCTCGACCCAGGCGATATGTCCAGAGTTGTCGGTCAAACTTGGGTCATTTGCTTCGTTCTCGTCCTTCAGGATTCGGACGATCCCAACCCCGACGCATCTTCCCTCATCGACGACAATTCCCAACTGACGCTTCTCGTTGAAGAATGCCAGGAAGTTGATGAGTTGCTCCCGGGTCCATCTCCGACACGTCGGCCACTTCCTCTTCAACACTGCTGCTGCTGAGATCAGTGTTGGGTGGGCCGTCATTGCTGCGGTTTGATGTTCTGCGGGAAGCCAGTGACGATGATCGATTGCACCGTCATCTTGCCATCAGTGCAACGCTGCTTGAACTGGATCGAGTTCCAACGGCCCTTCGAGATCAGGTTGTAGGACTTCTGGTACTTGTAGGTGCTGTACGGAACACTGACCTTGTTGTCCAAGCTGGTGAAGGACCCGCTCATGTTGAGCGAGTAGCTCCATGAAATTTCAGGCGACCAATCGGAATACGCATTGTCGGTCGAGAACTGCACATTGTACCCGATCTTGTCGATCATCGGCTCGTTGAAAGCGAAAGCCTTTGTGATCAACTCAGATGAGTACGATTGGCCAGCGTCCCTGAAGTTGACGACTTGAGGAGGCTCCAATCGCGTCTCAGGGATGTAGTCGTTGAACAGGTAGATCTGACCAGAGGCGTTTTGCAGATTCTCAAGAGATCCAGAGAACATGAGTATCTGGCCCATGTCAGAAAAGGCAGTCGATATGAAGTCAGTTACCTGCCAGTTGTTCCATTCTCCGAGCCAAGATTTGGAAAGCAGGTGATAGACGTAGACCGAGTTGTTCGTCTGGATATTGGTAACAATGTTGTTTCCGTTTTCAGCAACCAATTGATTCCCGTTTTCAAGCAAGATGTCGTATTCAATGCTCTGAAACGGATCAGTGGTCTTGGTGACAGCAAGCAGGTATCTGTTGTTCCAGTAAACGGCGTCACAGCTCTGATACCAACTCCTGTCGATCTGCGACATGATGTCGCCGATGGGTGCAGAGATTGGCAGGCCAATGTCAGTCTGAGTTCCTGCCTGGATCTGAGCCAGAGACCTGACGCCGTCCCGAGCCAAGAAGAAAACGTCTGCTCCGACAGCAGCTATGGACCGATGCGAAACGCATCCAATGTTCCCTGAGATCAGCGAAATGGACCAATCAGAAGGATCCAATTGAGGATCAGCATCAACAGCCCATATGGACCGTTCCTTGAAGACGAGCAGCTTGTTTCCGAACCACGAGTAGAGTCCAGTGATCGGATCACCATCACCGCCGACCCGGACAGATCCGGCGGGATCCCATGCCTCTCCATCAAGGATGTCCGAGAAGAATAGCGTGTCCGGATAGTTGGTTGCATTGGCCGACGCACAGAAGAGCCGCTGCGTATGCGTCGTCAGGAAGATTGGAAGGCTTGGCGCAGCCAGCGATACATAGGCAACAGCATGCGACTGGTTGGCTGGTGAGATTGTAACCGCAGGAGCCGTTGTGTAGCCGCTTCCCGGGTTTGTGATGTTGATCGCGACAAGGTTACCTGCACCAGTGACGACCGCTGTAGCAGTTGCGGTAACTCCAGCAGGTGCTCCAGGAGCAGGCGGAGGGGGAGCCGCTATCGTAATGGTCGGAACCGACGAGTGACCATCACCCTGGTTGATGACATCGATGCGGCTGATCTTGCCTGCCGTGATCGAGCTGTTTGAGTTGTCTGACTTGACGTAGGCCAGAGCATTGTAGCCATCGCAATAGTACAGCTTGTCGTTGAGCTGTGCGAAGTAGATGTACTTTGCGGAGTCCGAGAAGTTGCTTCCTGAAATCAACGTGTACGATCCATTGGACTCCAGGTAGTACAGCCTGTTTGCTCCGCTTGCGACCACTGCTACAACGAGCCGTTCAGAGGCTGATGTATCGAAGTAGAATCCGGAAACAACATTTGCCGTGATCGGCAGATTTGAACCCCAGTACTGGGTCGTGTTTTCCCAGTTGGTCTGGATCTGTTCCCACAAGAGATTGATGCTATCAATCCCCTTGAAGATCGTTGTTCCCGGCCTCGTGATCAGGTTTCCAAAATCATCGTAGTCCAAGTTCAACCCATAGGCGTACGACGTATTGGAGATGTTGTCCGGACGAGTCGCGCTGACCTGACCTGTCGTGAAGCCGTTTGTGCCATCCAACAGAATCTCGTCGTCCAGACTATCGTTGGCTTTGAAAGGCATGGCTTAAACGATGTCGTCGAAGGTCCAGTCGTAGAGCGAATCAGGAATGATGCGCGAGATCTGCTGCTGCTGGCCACGCTCCATATCCTTCATGGTCCCGACATGTGCAGCGGCCTCACCAAACTTGGCCTGTGCCTTCCCGTACTGCCGCGAGTACTCGAGCAGATCACCCTCGGTGAATGCCATCAGCGCGTTCTCGATTCCCCGGATCTCGAAGATCTGGTTGTTGGCGATCGTGGCGTCCTCTCCAAACTGCCGCATTGGCGATTGACGCTTACCAAGGATGAACAGTGTCCCGTTCTGGTCAGGCGTAGGGACCAGCTTGATCTGAGGGATCCCGGAATCTCCGTAGGTCGTTACGCCATCATTGATCAACCGGGACAGGTTGATGAAGTTGCCTGGGGTGGAACGGCGGGACTCAACGTTGTTCCAGGTGTTGGGATCGAGTTGGAAGAAGGACTGCCATTCAGCCGCAGGAAGCTCGATGCCATCAGTATTCCCATCGACTGTGAACCGGATAGCCACAGCCATATCCAGGTACATCGAGTTGTTGATGAAGGCGCTGTAGGTGGACGTGACGTAGGTGTCCAGCTTGATGATCTCGGTCTGGGCATCGACCGACTTGGAGGCGACACCGAGAGTGTCGTTCCACAGGCAGGAATCCCAGATCATGGAATACCTGCGGATGCAGAACTTCTTGGCCAACGCGAGAGTCGCGGAGTCCGAGAACGACAGCTTGTCGCAAGCAGCTTGGGCGATCTGGGAAGGAGTCATTAGAGGCTAATCATCCGGAATTTGATTTTCCAATTATCCGTATCAGATATGGGCTGCATTGACCCAGTGCTTCCGGACAGAACGTACAGAGTGCCAGCAACCGTGTTAGCCCTTCTGGCGTATATCGTATTTGCGTCTGACCACACAGAGAACGCCACGTCGTAGTTCTTTGTATCTGCCGCGTCATTGGCTATCGCCATAACACAATCTAGAGAGATCTCGTCATTCTGCGAGTAACCGCAATCACCAGCAGCGGCAACGCATACCAAAAACCCCTGAAACAGAGTCGGGACAGCGGCAAGGTTGTGAGCGTAAGATTGCAGGCCAGCCTGAAGAGGAATGTCTAGAGCGCCAGACTGCTTCTTTGTCACCGTCGTTCCAACCGAGCTAGAAAGTACCTTCTTGATCTTGTTGGAGTCGGAGACGTCTTGAATCAAGACGAAGTCTCCGGACGCCAATGTGACTTCGTTAGCATTGAGCGCCGAGTTGATGGTCAGCGTATCGGACCCGTCGCTTCCGATCGTGACGTTGCCGTTGAACGTCGCCGGAGCACTGAATGTCGGCGTGGCAGCCACCGTGAGCGTGTCCGCAGATGAGTCGCCAAGCGTGATGTTGCCGTTCAGAGCAGCCACGCTGTTGAGCGTCGTGGTGCCGTTGACGGTTAGGTTGTTGGCCAGCGTGATGTTCGAGTTGAACGCGATGCTGCCGCTGAAAGTGACAAGATTGCTGAAGTTACAGGGGCCAGCAAAGTTGTTGGTTCCACCAGCAGAGTTCTGTTGAATGCCATAGGCGTTGTTCAGGATCACATACCCGTTGGTCGTGATGTTTCCTGCAACGCTAGTGCTGCCGCCAACCGTCAGGGATCCTGTGGTCAGCGTCAGCGAACCAGCGCATGTGGTATTACCATTGCTGGCTGTGACGTTGAACTTGTTGGTGTTGATCGCGAAGTTGCCGGTGGCAGACAGTGTTCCGGCGACAGCCGTATTGCCGCTTGCGCCAGCGACAGTCAGCTTGTCGGTCGCGATCGTGAAGTTCCCGGAAGCAGCAGCGATGTTGACGCTGGTGGTAGAGAGCTGAAGCGCGGAATCGTTGCCAGATCCGTCTGATACACTCTTGAGCGTGGAATTGATCGCGCCGGTATCACTCGTCTTTAGCAGGCCAGCGTAGGTGCTGGCGACTGTTGAACCTGTCAGTGTGGAACCCATATCAGTCTTTTGGAAGTGCGTACCAGCCGGCTGGAATTGTCACGCGGTTTTGAGATCGGATGCTGTTTCCCTGTGAGTCCAGCACCCAGACTCTAGCCTTGATCGGCTCGGCGATGCGAACTGGCTCGCCTTCAGGAACGAGGATCACCCGCGTCGCGCACCCGCTGCTCATGTTCAGCAATGCGACGACGCAGGCGATCTTTGAGATCGGGCTGCTTCTTTGCGTCCTCACTGGTCTGGTCCTTTCTGACGATGGACTCGATGAACTTGAGGATCGCAGTAAGAATCTGCTCTATCACTGAGCAGGAGGAGTCGTGGCCTTCTTCTTGGACAGGATGCCCCAGGCAGCGGCGAGGAGCGTGATGACAGCACCGACAACCTCGGGAAGTTGGTCAGCAGAGACGAGCCCTTTGGCAACCAAGAAGCCACCGGCTGCGGAAAGGATGTGTCGGATCAGAGACTTGATGGAATCATTCATGGTTTGAGTCTTTCTCTTTGAGTTTTCGATGAAGCTCGAGGACCGCGATCACGGCCCTGATAATCAAGGTGAACAGAAT